GCAGGTGTTAATATATTTAATATTAATTATCAATTAATAGTTAATCCTAATTTTTGGGAATCTTTAGATAATGATAATAAAAAAATAGGTTTAATTAAACATGAATTACTTCATATAGTTTTTAATCATTTATTAGATAGAAATAATTTTTCTAATCATAAACTTTATAATATAGCTGCTGATATTGAAATAAATCAATATATTGATCCTCATTATTATCCTACTAATGATATTTTATTACCATCTACTTTTCCTAAATTAAATTTACCTTTAAAAGCAGGTACTAAAAAATATTATAAGTTATTACAACAAGCTTATAAACAAAATTTATGCCAAACTTTAAATAATTTAATGGAAAAAGATTGTTTTCATATAACATGGAAAGAGTTTGAAAAATTATCTGAAGCTAATAAAAAGCTTGTTAAATCTCAAATTAATCATCAAATTAAAAACATAGTTGATTCTAATAAGAATAATCAATCTTTTATTCCATCTGAATTAAAAGATCATATTGATACTTTATTTATAGTTAAACCTCCATCATATGATTGGAAATTATATTTTAGAAAATTTTTTAGTAGAGGTTCCCAAATCCAAACTAAAAAAACTCGGAGAAAACCCAATAAGAGATTTACAGGAAATCCTTCATTAAAAGTCAAACCCAAACAATGCATCTTAGTTGGAGTAGATACTTCAGGATCAGTTAATAAACATGATTTAGCAAGATTTTTTAATGAAATTTATCATATGCATAAATCAGGAGTTAATATCACTATAGCTGAAGGTGATGCTAATATCCATAATGTTTATACATATCATGGTAAAATACCTGAATTTGTTCAAGGTAGAGGTGGAACAGATATGAACATATTTATAGAACATTTTAATAAAAATAAACAATATACTAATTTAATTATATTAACTGATGGGTATATAGGAAATAATACTATAAAAACATTTAAACCCACATTAATGGTTTTAAGTCCTAAAGGAGCATCTATTGAGAAAATTAAACAAGATGGTTGGGGGCCTACAATTAAAATGAATTTGGCTTCTTAAAGTATTTTTTGTATATTTATATATATTAAAAAATAAAAGTTATGTCACAACAAACCTCTCAGGTTTCTTTAAATATTAAAGAAACAAAAGATTTTCTAAAACATATTATTTCTAATAACCGTTATTTACAACAAAATAATAAACCAAATGTATCTGTTGAATTAATAGGTGATTCTGGAATTGGTAAAACATCCACTATTGTACAATTAGCTAAAGAATTAGATTTAAATTTTATTAAATTAAATTTAGCTCAAATTGAAGAATTAGGAGATTTAGTTGGATTTCCTATTAGACAATTTGAAGTATGTTTAACTAATAATGATTGTATATGGATTGATGAACATGCTGTTACCGAATATACTAAACAAGGATATAAATTTACAGGAAAAAATAGAATGAGTTATTGTCCTCCTGAATGGATAAGTGGAAAGGATAATGGAGGAATATTATTATTAGATGATTGGAATAGAGCAGATGTAAGATTTATTCAAGCTATTATGGAGTTAATCGATCGACAACAATATATAAGCTGGTCATTACCCAAAGATTGGCATATAATTCTTACATCCAACCCAGATAATGGTGAGTATTTAGTTAATAGTATAGATAATGCACAAAAAACTCGATTTATATCAATTAATTTAAAATTTGATATAAATTGTTGGAGTACTTGGGCAGAAAATAATCATATTGATAATAGATGTATTAATTTTCTTTTAAAACATCCTGAATTAATTTCAACTAAAACTAATTCACGAAGCATAACAACATTTTTTAATTCAATTTCATCAATTCCTTCATTTCAAGATAATTTATATTTAATACAATTAATAGGAGAAGGATCTGTAGGTTCTGAATTTACAACATTATTTACAATGTTTATTAATAATAAATTAGATAAAATTATTTCACCTAAAGATATATTAACTCATGAAAATGAAGAATATATTTTAAATACTTTAAAAGGAGTAATGGGTAAAGATAAAAATTATAGAGCAGATTTAGCTTCAATTATTTCAACTAGACTTATTAATTATAGTTTATATTATAGTAAAAATAATAAAATTGAAAAATCTTTTATAAATCGTTTATCATTTTTAATAAATGAAGAATTATTTACTATGGATTTAAAATACAACATAATAAAATCAATTTATAGTGGGAACCCATCATCATTTAAGTTATTAATGTTAGATAAAGTATTAATTAAATTTTTAAGCAAATAAAATTATGTTAGGAGTAGTATTACATTACCATCAAAGACCTATTAAATATAAAGATCCTAGTAAAGGTCACAAAACATTTTTTACTACAAGTAAAAATATATTTGGGTATATAACACAAGAAATAATAGATGAATATAAAGAACTATATGAAGCTAATAAAAATAATAAACTTGAACCTAACAAAAACATTTATTTAACCCCTTTATCAGAATACGCTTCTTTTAAATTAAAAAATTATATAGAAGAAAATAATCTAAATATAAAACTAACCAGAAAAATCTCAGAATTAGATAGTTTTATTATTAACCATAATTTCATCTCAGAATCTTATTTACATTCTCCAAATCTTTGGTATAAAATACCAATTGATATCTTTTATCAAAATCCAACTTTTAAAAGGTATATTCCAAAAGATGATGATTATTGGTTATTTAACCATAAAACAATAGAAGCTGCATCTTATGTTTTTATTTCTCCAACTACAAAAGATGAGTTAATTTCTATAGATTCTAATTTTTCTATAATAGATAATTATCCTTTAGTAAATCATTATTTAGTAAATGACGATTGGGGAAAATCTAAAGCAATTAAAAATGTAGATTTTTTTATAAATTTATTTAAAAAAATAAAAACTTATAATATTAATTTAATATTTGATAATCAAATAGATAAAGATATAAATAAAGAATTAACAATAGATGAGGATATTTTTGAAAATATAATTAATATGATAAATAATACTGATTATTCTACTATTCAAATAGCTAAAGAAATTTTAACTAATATGGAATTTGAATCATCTAAACCTTATTTAATATATCTTTATAATTATTTTTATTTTTTAAGACAACATAATAGTAAAGGAGCTACTAAACTTTTATATAAAAATATAAAAAAACATATACATATTTTTTATACTAAAAATCATGAGGTTAAATTTGAAACATTTTTACCTACAATAATAAATCAATATCCCCACTATTCACAAATATTTATGAATTGTTTTAGAATTCATATGAATATTCTTTTAAAACATAATTATATTGAAAAAATAAAAACTTATTAATATTTATAATAAAAACCTAAATGGCTAATATAGTATTATTAAGTTGCACTAAATCTAAAACCCCATACCCTGCCCCAGCTCAAGAACTTTACTCTGCTTCCCCAATGTTTCAAAAAACATTAGAATATGGTAAAAGTCTTAAACCTGATAAAATGTATATTTTATCTGCTAAATACCATTTAGTTCCGTTAAATAAAATATTAAAACCTTATGATTTAACTTTAAAAGATTTTAAAAAAGAAGAAAAAGATAAATGGGGAGAAGAAACTTATAAAGAAATGAAACAAAAAGGTTTAAATTTTGAGGAAGATAAATTTATATTTTTGGCAGGTAATGAATATATTAAACCTTTACTAAATTATATCCCACAACAAAATATAGAAGTTCCAATGGTAGGAAAAAGGTTTGGTGAAAGATTACAATGGTTAAATAAACAATTAAATAAATTACAAGAAATTTTTACAGAAATAAAAAAATATATATATGAAGCTTTCAAAAAATAATTTAAACGAATTAACTACTTTATATTTAAATGATTTATCTGATTATGGTAAAGAAGGAGAATCTGATGAGGCTGAAGATGTTATAGATTCTCTTAATGTTTTAAATGAAACAGAAGAAAACCTTTATGAAATCATAAAAAAAACAACCAACACTTCCCCTAGACATAAACAAATCATAAATGAATTTCTTTCCTTCCTAACAGAACTCCCAGATAGAAAACATGAAATAAAAAATATTAAATATTATCAACAATTGTTAGACATGAATCGTTATTCTTATTCTCAAAGAGAATACCTTCAAGGAATAATAAATTCTGTTAAAAGACAAAATAGTTTGGCAACTGATAGACAATTTAATATATTACAACGACTTAAAACAGGAGATTTTAATTACGGTAAAAAATAATTTTTATGAAAATAGGTTTTTGTGGTACAATGAGTGTAGGTAAAACAACATTAGTTAATGCGTTAAAAGAGTTACCTGAATTTAAAGATTATAATTTTAGAACAGAACGTTCAAAATATTTGATGGAAATGGGAATACCATTAAATACTGATTCAACAGTCAAAGGTCAATCTGTATTTTTAGCTGAACGTGCTAGTGAATTAATGCAAGAAAACATAATAACAGATAGAACTATTATTGATGTTATGTCATTTGCACAATGTTCTGAATCTATAAATTATTTAGATAAAGATAAGTTTGAAGGTTTAGCCGCATGTTTAATACATGAATACGATTATATATTCTATGTTAGTCCTGAAGGCGTTGAAATTGAAGATAATGGTGTTAGAGAAACAAATGCTGAGTTTAGAAAAAATATAGATAATACTATACAACATTTTTTAAATAAATATGGGTATCGTATTAAAAATTTAACTCTCATATCAGGATCAATAGAAGAGAGAATAGAAAGAGTTAAACTAGCAATATTTCCTTCATATTTATAAATAAATAAAAATATACAAAATGAAAAAAACTCGTTTACTTGAAATTATACGTGAAGAAATTTCTAATACTTTAGAAGAAAAATTATTAAATGAAATTCCTATATATAATGTTACAGACCCAACAGGATTTAAGAAAACTTTAGATGATTTTAAAGAAAAAGAAGTATCAAAAAGTAAAGCTTTAAATCTTCTTTTAACAAAATTAGATGATGAAGGAGCAGTAGACACAGGACAAGTTAGTAAAGATTTAGGAGTTGATACTGCTACTTTTAATAACGCTGAGATCCGTAAATTTTTAGCCCGCCCAGAAGATGAAAGATTTGAGACTAAAACAGGAGAAGAATTAATAGATTTTACTCCTTATTTAGAAAAATCTAGAAAACAAAGAGTAAAGAAAGTAAAAACATCTGAACCTAAAATTACTCAAGAAAAACCAACAGCTTCTGAACCAAAAATAGAAAAACCAACAGCTTCTGATTCTAGTGGAGATAGTTTATCTGATTTAAAAGATGAAATGGTTAAAGTTGAAACAGATATGAAGAGTTTACTTAAAAGCTACTCAAAAGCTGAAGGAGAAGAAAAAGAAAATTTAAAAAATCAACTCAAAGATTTAACTAAAAGAAAAAAAGAGTTAGAAAAACAACTATAAAAAGTTTTTCTTATGAATAGGGAAATTAAATTAAAGTTATGGCATGTATTAATTAGTGTAGTTCCCCTTACATTTTTATTATATTTTATATTTATTGAAATATCACCTACACAAGTAGGTGATTATATTAAACAAGAGCAAAAAATAGATAGTTTAAAGAATGTCATAATAAAGTTAGAAGATGAGCAATTTGAATTAGATAGATCTATATTTACTCAACAGCTTGAAATTAACATTTTAAATAAAGAAATTGACAGCACAAACAAAGAAATAATAAAAGTAAGAAAATATTATGCTAAAAAAATTAAAGACATTACTTCCTATACTCCTACTCAGCTCGATAAGTTTTTCACAGAAAGATACCAATAAAGTTTGTTTTGATTATAAAATTGCTCAAATGATAGCAATTGACCTAATTAGAGGAGATTCAGCTATAGCTGAACTTAAAAAAACTCATGAGTTGGTATATAGTTTAGATCAAAAAATTTTTAGGCAAGATAGCATTATTCAAGATTTTATCAAGAAGGATGCTAATTATATTGTTCAAATTCAAAACTATATTAAAATAGATCAACAACAATCTGAAATTATTTTAGGTTTAAAAGATGATGTAAATAAACTTCAAAAATCAAATAATAGATTTAAAAAAGGTTTTAAGTGGTTAAGTGCAGGATTCTTGGCTACCCTAACTTCTTTAATTACTTTAATAGTATTAAAATGAGCCAAGACCTTAAAAGAAAAATTAGAGAAGAATACGTTAAATGCGCTGCATCACCAGCATACTTTATGCGTAAGTATTGTTATATACAACATCCTAAACGAGGTCGAATCCAATTTAATTTATATCCTTTTCAAGATAAAGTATTAACTTTATTCCAAGAAAATCCATATTCAATTGTTTTAAAATCTAGACAGTTAGGTATATCTACTTTATCTGCGGGTTATTCTTTATGGATGATGTTATTTCATCAAGATAAAAATATACTCTGTATAGCAACAAAACAAGAAACAGCTAAAAATATGGTTACTAAGGTAAAATTTATGTATGATAGTTTACCTTCTTGGCTTAAAGAAAAACAAAAACCCTCTGAAGATAATAAATTAACTCTCCGATTAAGAAATGGATCCCAAATAAAAGCTACTTCAGCAAGTTCAGATGCAGGTAGATCAGAAGCTGTTTCTTTATTAATAATTGATGAAGCTGCTTTTATTAATAATATAGGCGAGATATGGGCCTCAGCTCAACAAACATTAGCAACAGGTGGTGGTTGTATAGCATTATCAACACCCTATGGTACAGGAAACTGGTTTCATAAAACATGGGTTGCAGCTGAATTAGGTGATAATAGTTTTTTACCTATTAGATTACCTTGGGAAGTACACCCTGAACGAGACCAATCATGGAGAGACCAACAAGATGCAGATTTAGGAATAAGAATGGCAGCACAAGAATGTGATTGTGATTTTTCTACTTCTGGTGATACAGTTTTTTATGCTGAGAATTTAGATTATTATGAAAAAGATTATATTAAAGAACCATTAGAAAAACGTGGATTAGATAAAAACTTATGGATATGGGAACCTGCAGACTATTCAAGAGATTATCTAGTTGTAGCTGATGTTGCTCGTGGTGATGGAAAAGACTACTCAGCATTTCATGTATTTGATGTTGAGTCATTTACTCAAGTTGCTGAATATAAAGGACAAATGGGTACAAAAGATTTTGGTAATTTATTAGTTGGCATAGCAACAGAATATAATAATGCTTTACTCGCCCCAGAAAACTCAAGTATAGGATGGTCAACTATTCAAACTATTCTTGATAGAGGTTATCAGAATTTATATCATTCACCTAAAGGCAATAGCATGTCTGTAGATAATTATTTTGACCCCTATATGGATTATAGTAAAATGACTCCTGGATTTACAATGGCTTCAAATACTAGACCTATAGCTATTGGTAAATTTCAAGAAGCTGTACGAGATAAAGGAGTTATATTTCGATCTGTGCGATTATTAGAGGAAATGAAAGTATTTATATGGAGAAATGGTAGAGCTGAAGCTCAAACTGGATATAATGATGATTTAGTTTTATCTTTTTCTATAGGTTGTTATTTAAGAGAAACAGCATTTAAACTAAGACAACAAGGAAGGGATATGACTAAAAGTATGCTTAATAATGTTAGTAATAATACCACTACTTACTCAGGTGGTTATTCAACTAATGGAGCTTTTAAAAATCCTTATAAAATAGATAACCCTTATTCAAACGGCCAAGAAGATATTTCTTGGTTATTATAAAAAACAAAAAAAAAATGGCAGATACTGGATTATTTGGAAGATTAAAAAGATTATTCTCAACTGATGTAATAATTAGAAATGATGGAGGTGACCAACTTAAAGTTATTGATATAAATAAAGTTCAAGCTTCAGGAGAGTATGAAACAAATTCTGTAGTAGATAGATTTAATAGAATTTGGACTAATACAAACACTTCAGTCTATGGTTATCAAAGTAGCTTTAATTATCAAATGTTACGACCACAATTATATTCTGAATATGATGCTATGGATACAGATGCTATTATAGCTTCTGCTTTAGATATTATATCTGATGAATGTACATTAAAAAATGACATGGGTGAAGTACTCCAAATTAAATCTTCAGATGAAGATGTGCAGAAAATATTATATAATTTATTTTATGATGTTTTAAATATAGAATTTAATCTTTGGCCCTGGATTAGAAATATGTGTAAATATGGGGACTTCTTTTTAAAATTAGAAATCTCAGAAAAATTTGGAGTATATAATATTATACCATACAATGCTTTCCATATAGAAAGACAAGATGGATTTGATAAAGAAAGACCCGCAGATGTAAGATTTAGATTTGACCCTGATGGTATCTACAATGCAGCCTCAGGACAATATACTGTACCTAATCTTACCCCAGATAGTCCAAATGATAAAGCTATTTATTTTGATAACTATGAAATGGCACATTTTAGATTACTTTCAGATACTAACTATTTACCTTATGGTAGATCATATTTAGAACCAGGACGTAAATTATTTAAACAATATACAATGATGGAAGATGCTATGTTAATTCATAGAATTGTTCGTGCTCCTGAAAAACGTATATTTTATATAAATGTTGGTAATATTGCACCTGCTGAAGTAGAAAATTTCATGCAGAAAACAATATCAAAAATGAAACGTACTCCATATATTGATCAACAAACAGGAGATTACAATTTAAAATATAATATGCAAAACTTACTAGAAGATTTTTATATTCCTGTAAGAGGTAATGATCAAGCAACTAAAATAGATAACTTAGGTGGTTTACAATATGATGGAATTCAAGATGTAGAATATTTAAGAGATAAACTATTTGCAGCACTTAAAGTACCTAAAGCATTTATGGGTTATGAAAAAGACTTAACTGGTAAAGCTACACTCGCAGCTGAAGATATTAGATTTGCTCGTACAATAGAAAGAATACAAAGGATTATTATATCTGAATTAACCAAAATAGCTTTAGTTCATTTATATTCACAAGGATATAAAGATGACTCATTAGTAAACTTTGAACTTTCATTAACTAATCCTTCTGTGATATATGATCAAGAAAGAGTAGCTTTAATGAGGGATAAAGTTGATTTAGCTAATACTATTATTGAAAATAAATTAATGCCTACTGATTTTATTTATGAACATATATTCCATTTAAGTGAAGATGATTATGAAGAATATCGTTCTTTGAATGTTCAAGATGCTAAACGTAAATTTAGATTAGCACAAATTGAAAATGAAGGTAACGATCCACTTGAAACTGGTAAATCATATGGTACACCACATGATTTAGCTTCATTATATGGTAGAAATAGATATGAAAATGGAGAAGTACCTGAAGGATATGATGAAGATAAAGAATCCTTAGGTAGACCAAAAGAAAAATCATCTAATAGAAATACTCAAGATAATGCTTTTGGTAAAGATAGAATAGGAGCAATCGGAATGAAAAAAGATAATGATGAATCTGATTCAATAAAACCCAATTATAAAGGTGGTTCTCCTTTAGCATTAGAAACTAAAAATAAACGAAATAAAAATATTAAAATGTTTAATGATATAAAAAATCAAAAAAAGCAGATTATATTTGAAAAAGAAATTAAAGGAAATTCATTATTAGATGAAAATCAAATCAAAGAATAATAAATTTTTATATATTTATAAATAAACAAATATTAAAGGATGCATATTAAACATTCAAAGTATAAAAACACTGGTATTCTTTTTGAACTTCTAGTACGTCAAATTACTACAGACACATTAGAAAGTAAAAATTCCCCAGCTAAAGAACTTTTACAAAAATATTTTGTAAAATCAGAATTAGGAAGAGAATATAAACTATATGAATCTTTATTAAAAAAAACATCTTTAACAGAGACAAAAGCTTCTATTGTTATATCAACTTTACTTGAATCTTTTAAAACTTTAAATAAAAGTGCTCTTAAAAGACAAAAATATAATCTTATAAATGAAATAAAAAAACATTATAATTTAGTACAATTTTTTAATCATAGATTACCTAATTATAAACCATACGCTGCTTTTTATACTTTAACTGAACTTTCCCATACTAATAACCCTAACCCTGACCAATTAATCCAGAATAAAGTTACTATTTTAGAACATTTAACTATTGCTAAAATTAAAAAAAGCAAAGTTAGAGATGAAGTAATGGAAGAAATTAATAAATCAGATAAAGATATTAAGTTATTAACATATAAGATATTAATGGAAAAATTTAATGAAAAGTATGGTAACTTAGCAACTAAACAAAAATTAGTTCTTAAAGAATATGTTAATTCTATTGATAATGCTCCACGTTTAAAAGAATTTTATATAGATAAAATTAATGAAGTTAAAGGAGAATTAAAAAAAATAAATAAAAACACTAAAAACGAAGTTACTAAAATAAAAATTAATGAAATTATTTCTTTAATTAAAGTTCCATCTAAAAATTATAAACTTAAAGATAATGACTTAATTGATTTACTTCAATATTGTGATTTAGTAAATGAATTAGAAACTGCTAATGGATAGAATTAAAGAAATAGTAAGAAAAAAACTAAAAGAAATGTCCGCCACTAACCAAGGTGGTGCTTCTTTTACCCCAGGTGAAGGAGCTAATTATGCTACCCCAACTGTTTTTAACAAAAATAAAAATGCTAAAGGAGCTAAAAATATTTATTATTATAAATTAGGATTTAAAAATGTTCCTAACATTAAACCTAAATCTTATGATAAGAAAAAATTATGGGAAATGAACGACTTTCAAAAACGTCGTTTAGAATCATTAAATGAAATTGAAAAATTAATGAATGAAATATCTCCATTAATTTCTAATGCTAAAAATAATACAATTGAACAATATAGTGCTGATGTAGGTTCATATGATATAACTGAACCTATAGAAGTTGTATTAAGTTATCTAAAAGAGATAAAAGAACTATTAATAGAAAATTAAACATGAAAAAAACATTACAAGACCAGTATTTGTTAATTAAAGAAGGCAAAGGCCATAGAGACATCTTTATTAAAGAAGCCAAACAACAATTCCCAGGTTTAATTCGTAACTCTGCTACATATACAGAAGTAGCAAATGTACTTAAAACTAAAAATCTTATTAATGAAAATGTTGTAGGTTTAGAACCTATTAACCAACTTAAATCTTCTAAAAAGGAATCATATGAGATAGCTTTTGAAAACTTTTTAGCTGAAGCTAAAAAAGAAAAAGATGAAAAAGCTGAACTTAAAAAACCTTCAAAACAAGTAGAAGAAGATGCTGAAAAGAATTTTGATTATGAAGATAAGAAAAATCCAGATAATTTAATTTTTGATCAGATTATGAAAGGATACTATACTGAAATGAAAGATCCTAAAAATGAAAATAAAACAATGGAACAATTAAAAGCTATTGTAATTAAAAACCTTGAAAAAAATCCTATATATTACAATGAAAAAGGTCAGTTTGGTGTAAAAGATTTAGGATATACAATGGATGCACCTGGTTTAGGTGAGCCAAAAGAACCTAAAGGTAAATACAAGTCTTCTGGATATGGTAATTTAAATGAAGAGAAAAAAATACCTATTCCATACACTGGTCAAGCTCGTCCTACAACTCCTGAAGAAGACGAAGAATTTAGACAAGAAAAAGAAAGAGAAGAAAATGAAGAAGATACTCTTAGAGGTGGTAGGTTAGAATTAGATGAAGAAAGTAAACTTCGTGAAATAGTTCGTTCCATAATTAATGAAGAACTAAAAGAAATGATCAACATCAACCCAGTAAGTGGTGGTGGTGGTAGACGAAAAATACCTACAAATTATCTTTTACCTGATTCAATTATTAGTAAACTTAACTTAAGTGATCCTGGCCCTAATGCACCTACTTACGATGAATCAGTACAGATACCACATATTAAAGTATTTTCTAAAGGTGAAGAAGTAATTCTTGCTATATCAGATTTAATGTATGTAGCTTTAAAAGGAGTAACAAGAGGTAGATCTACAAGAGCTCAAAATATTACTAAGGCTACTCTCCAAAAAATTCAAGACAATTTTACAGAAAAAGATTGGCCAGCAGTTAGAGCATTAATCAAGAAATTTGCAATTGATAAAATCTCAGAACTACCAGTTAAGGGACAAATGAGACCTTACCATATAGTATCTTTTCCTGAAGGATACTCATTAAAAGTAGTTGATGATGGTGTGATGATTGATTTACCTCCATATAAATCTGATAATTTAACTGAATCTAAACTTAAAAAAATAATTAAAGAAAATATTAATAAAGAATTAGCTGAAATTAATAAGTTAGCTGAATATGAAGTATTTGAATCTAAACTTAAAAAAATTGAAGAGCTAATTGAGAAAAAATGTTCACGACTTAAAAGACTTGATGAAGATGAAGATTTAAAAGCTTTAACAGATGGTAAAAAAGTTAAAGCACTTAAAAAAGATGTTAAAATTTTAGAAAGAGCTAAAGCTAAAATTGAAAAAGCACTTGCTAAAGAAGCTAAGAAAATTAAATCTATCCCTAAAAAAGAAGTAATTGACGAAGATGAACCACTTGAAGAAGCCAACCTAGATGAAGATTCTATCTCTCAAACCCTTAAAGACCCAGAAGCTAAAAATAATGCACAAGATATGCTTGATACTTTATCATCAATAGATAAACTTCAATTTTCTAACCTTGAAGAAAAATCCAAAGACACTACTGAACCAGATGAAGATGATGTAGAACCTGATTGGGAGTGGTTAAGTGACATAAAAAGAGGAAGATAAGATGAATAAACAACTCTTAATAGAAACTAGACAATTTAAATCAAGTCCTGTTCGACTTGTAGAAGGATTAAACAGAGGTGGAAACATTTTTGTTGAAGGTGTTTTAGCTACAGTTGAAGTTAAAAACGGTAATGGTAGATATTATAAAAAAGAGTTATGGGAACGTGAACTAGAAAACTTCCAAAAAAAAATAGACCAAAAATCAACAGAAATTTGTGGTGAATTAGACCACCCCGATTCACAAGTAATAAACCTAAAAAATGCCTCACATGCTATTAGAGAATTAAGATGGGATGGAGATGAAATAATAGGTAAAGTAGAAATATTTTGCGATGAAGGCCCACTTGGAACTGAGTCAGGTCGTATAGCAGGAGCATTAGTTAAAAATGGTTTAATTATTGGTATTTCTTCTCGTGGAATGGGTTCATTAAAACAAATGGGTGAAGTAATGGAAGTACAAGATGACTTTGAATTGCTTACTTGGGATTTAGTCTCTAATCCTTCTAATCCTGATTCATGGATGAAAAATAATACTCTTAATGAATCAAGAACAACATATTTAAATAAATATGCTCGTACAAATTCAATAATTACTGAAATACTTTGCGCTAAAGGTACTTGTCCTGTACTATAGTGCGACTTTGAAGAATCCTCATATATGTATATGAGAATATGCTGCCCATTTATGCAGCATTATATTTAATTATTCTATTACGTTTTTTAAATAAACGTACTTTCCCAACAAAATAAAATTTAGGAAAAATGGCAACAAACAGAGAATTGCTTAAAGAAGCAATCGCAGATGCTAAATCCATTAAAGAAATGGCAATAGCAAACGCTAAAGCAGCTTTAGAAGAAACTATTACACCTCGTTTAAAAGAAATGCTTTCTGCAAAAATCCAAGAAATTGATGAAGAAGATTCTAAAAGTATGGAAGAAATGAAATACGAAGAAGACGACACTGATAAAAAAATGGAAGAAGGAATGTATGAAGAAGATGACACTACAGTTGATGAAGCAGGATTTGAACCAATGACTGCAACATCAGATGATCAAGGATTTGATTCTTTAAAAGGAAACATACCTGAAGGTGATGATTTAGACGAATTAGAATTAGAAGAACTATTAGCTGAATTAGAAAAAGAAGACAAAGAAGAAAAAGTTGAAGAAGCACTTAATGAAGCTGAAGATGATGAAAAAGACGACGATGAAAAAGACGACGACTCAGAATCTAAAGAAGAAGAAGGTGAACCACTTGATCTTGAAGACATGACTGATGAAGATCTTAAGAAAATGATCGAAGACGTAATCGCTGATATGGTCGCTTCTGGCGAACTAGAAGGTGGAGATGTTGAAGGTGAAGAAGAAGATGAAGAAGTAGGGATGTCTGATGAAATGTCTGTTGAAATGGATGAAGAAGAAGTTGATTTAGCTGAATTGTTAAGAGAAATTGAAGAAGAAGTTAAAGCCGAAGAACTTTCTGAAAAGAAAAAATACGGTGGAAAAAAAGGTGATGTTCCTGCTTCTAAACGTGGTGATAAAAAAGACACTGCTGAAGAAGAAGGGGTTGAAGATTATAAGAAAAAGCTTAAAGAAGCTAAACTTAAAATCGAATCTTTAGAAAATAAACTTCAAGAAAAAGATCTTCAATTAAACGAAGCTGTTAAAGAAACTAATGCAACTAATTTATTAAATGCAAAACTTCTTTACACAAACAAAATCTTCAGGTCTAAAAACTTGAATGAAAGTCAAAAAGTAAAAGTATTAGAATCGTTTGATAAAGCAAACACAGCTAAGGAAGCTAAGTTAGTATACGAAACTTTAAGCGAAGGTTTAAAAGTTAAAAAGAATACTATTAAAGAAAACTTAGGTAGAGCTTCAAAAACGACTACAATACCAAAAACTAAAAAACCAATTGTTGAATCTAACGAAGTATTCGCTAGAATGCAAAAATTGGCAGGTATTATTAAATAAATTTAAAAACGACAAAAACTAAAAAACAAATGTCAACAATTAATTCACTACTCGAAAACTCTGCAAATAGTTATAAAAACTTGCAGAGTGATGCTGCTAAGATGGCATCAAAATGGGGTAAAACCGGATTGTTAGAAGGCCTTGGAAACGAGGTTGATAAAAACAATATGGCAATGATCCTCGAAAATCAAGCTAAACAACTTGTAACTGAAGCTTCCAATACACAAATTGGTGGTTCTGGTTTTACATCTGGACAAGGTGAAACTTGGGCTGGTGTAGCGCTTCCATTGGTAAGAAAAGTATTTGGTTCTTTATCTACTAAAGAATTCATGTCTGTTCAACCAATGAACCTACCTTCAGGTCTTGTATTTTTCCTTGACTTCCAATACGGACAAAACAAACAACTAGACTTTGGACCAGCTGGAGATGCTTATACTTCACCTGCTTCAATGTATGGTGATACAGACCCAGGTGCTGGTTCAGACCCTAATGGTGGTCTTTATGGTGCTGGTAGATTTGGTTATTCAATCAACCAAACTTCATCAGTAGCTGTAGGTACAGTATCAACCGCTTCATGGCAATCATTAGATTATGATTCTGAACTTTCAGCTTCAGTTGCTGCGGGAGAATTTACAGCTGTATCTATCCCTGTTGCTTCATTAGCACGTCCTGATGAAAAAGGTGTTAGAGCATTTGCTCTTGCTTCTGGATCAGCTATGACTGCTGGAACAGCTGCTAAACTATTACCACAATACACTGAATTTGATGGAACTAATATTTTCTTCATCTTTACAGGTTCAGTAGCTACTGCTGATATTCCAACAGATGGTACTAACCATTTAGTATTGTATAACATGCAACCAACTGATAACAATAGAGGTGATTTTGAAGATGCTAGTGGAGCTGGTTTCCCTAATGCTCAAAGTGCTACGGATATTGCAATCCCTCAAATTGATATCAAAATGAAATCTGAAGCTATTGTTGCTAAAACACGTAAGTTGAAAGCACAATGGACACCAGAATTTGCTCAAGATTTGAACGCTTACCAATCTTTAGATGCTGAAGCGGAATTAACTTCAATCATGAGTGAGTATATTTCATTAGAAATTGACTTGGAAAATCTAGATATGTTGATTGCTGATGCATCAGCTGCTGATGAGTACTGGAGTGCAGTAAGTAACAGAGGTCTTAATTCTGATAAAACAGCTTGGGATGTAGATCTTGGATTCTTTAATACACAAGGACAATGGTTCCAAACTCTTGGAACTAAAATGCAGAAAGTATCTAACAAGATTCACCAAAAGACTCTTAGAGGTGGTGCTAACTGGTTAGTATGTTCTCCTTCAGTTGCTACAATTCTTGAATCAATCCCAGGATTTGCTTCAACATCTGATGGTGATACTTCAAAATCGTCTTATGCATTTGGTATCCAAAAATCAGGTAACTTGAATAACCGTTACACGGTTTATAAGAACCCATACATGACTGAAAATGTAATTTTGATGGGATATAGAGGTTCACAATTCTTGGAAACAGGAGCAGTATTTGCCCCATACGTTCCATTAATTATGACTCCACTAGTGTACGATCCAGATACATTTACACCACGTAAAGGTCTCTTGACTCGTTATGCTAAGAAGATGATTCGACCAGAATTCTTCGGACGTATCTTTGTAAGTGGTTTAGCATCTCTATAAGAGAATAAATCATAAAGATTAAATGAGCCTGGCGAAAGCCAGGCTTTTTTTGTATATGTATAATCAAATGTTATAATATGGCTAAATTAAATACTGAAAAAAATCCACCAAAAGGTCCTGTTAAATTTTCAATAACACTTTCTGAAGAACAAAAAGCAGCTAAACAAGCAATGTTTCATCATCCCTATAATTTTATAGTAGGTAAAGCAGGTAGTGGTAAAACTTTATTAGCGTGTCAAGTTGCTCTTGATATGTTTTTTAAAAGAATGATAAACAAAATCATAATAACACGCCCTACAGTTTCAACAGAAGATAATGGTTTTTTACCTGGATCAGAAAAAGAAAAAATGGAACCATGGTTAGTACCTATTCGTTCTAATATGAGAAAAGTATATAATAAACCCCAAATTTTAGAGAAAATGGAAAATGAAGAATCTATTGAATTAGTTTCTTTAGCTCATTTTAGAGGTAGAACTTTTGAAAATTCTGTAGTTATAGTAGATGAATTTCAAAATCTTACTCGATCTCAATTAGGAATGGCATTAGGTAGATTAGGTAAAGGATCAACCATGATATTTTGTGGTGATAACCAACAAATAGATTTAAAAGATAAAAACTACTCAGCAATCCATGATATGGCAAAAATTGTAGATTCAAACTATGTTTATAAAAGAATTTTACTAGATAACCATAGACACCCAGCAATTGATGAAGTTTTTGAAATGTTAAGTGGAATGTAAGTTTCCTAATATTTTTTTATATTTATAATAAAAAATAATGGCTGCAGGAAGATACTCTTTTGTAATAGAACAAGGTGCTACTACGAATTTTGAAATCCAATATAAAGATTCAAATAATACCCCAATTGATTTAACTCATTATTCAGGTAGACTACAAATTAGATCTACATATGTTCAAGATAGTGGAGAACTTTATTTAACTTTATCTTCATCTCTTAATCCTGATGGTACAGGATTAAATTTTAGTGGATCAAATGGATCAACTTCCCCTACTTCAGGTTCAATAGGAATATATATTGCTTCTTGTACTAGTTCTTTATTAACTTTTGATGAAGCTAAATATGATCTTGAACTTTATTCAGGGAGTAATGAATGTCCTTTTACTATAAGACTATTAGAAGGAAATATAAAATTAAGTAAAGAAGTAACTCGCATATGAGTAAAGTAAACATTTCAAGTAAAAATGTTCAAGTAACCCCTACAGTTACAGAAAATAGGATTGAGGTAAAAACATCTAATCATAATGATGTTACTATATCCCAACCAAATACTGAAATTGTTGAAGTTGCTACAGGACCTCAAGGAGCTAAAGGATTACAAGGCCCATCAGGTTCTCAAGGTCCCTCAGGTTCTCAAGGCCTTATTGGACCTCAAGGTCCATCAGGTTCTCAAGGCCCTCCTGGACCTATAGCTGATACAGGTTCATTTGTTACAACTTCTTCTTTTAATTCTTATACAGGATCTTTAACTAGCCAATTTGCTGGTACTGCTTCTTATGCTTTAAATACTGAAACATTTGATCCCTTCCCATATACTGGAAGTGCTATAATTACTGGTAGTTTAGATGTAATTGGTCCTGTTAAATTAGCTCATGATGGAGGAACTAATTTAATTCTTGAAACAACTAACACTTATGGGGAAATATTATTTACTGGAAGTGGTGTAGCTAACATATTTAGTAAAGAGTCTGATTTACGTTTAAAAGCAGGTATAGGTCAAACTTTATGGTTAGGTGCGGATGATATAAATGGTTTATTTAAGATTATTGAAGACGGTAATGCAAATATAAAGGGGGGTTTAAGAAATGTTAAAATAAGAGCAGATGAAGGATATACTTTAGGTTTAGGGGCAGATAACATAAATGATACTATTTTAATTAGTAGCAGTAAAGCTATAATTTCAAACTCAACAACCTCTGAATTATTAAGAATCACCCAGACAGGAACAGGAGATGCTATAAGAATAGAAGACTCAGCAAACCCTGACTCTACTCCAACTGTTCTAACTAACGCAGGAGATTTGTTTATAGGATCTGATACTGCCCCAACAACATTAAATGGGGTAAATACACCAAAATTATATATTAAAAATGGAAGTAGTGGATACACAGGAAATTTAGCTATCGATACAGCAGCATTATTTGAAGGTAATGGAGCTGGATATTTTGCTACTTTATCCCCTGATTCTAGCCCAAGTGGGTTATATATGGGAAGCCCCTCAGACCCATTTGGAGCTGTAGTAAGATGGGGATACGATGCTGGTAATTTACAACTTATAGCTGCATCTATAGGACATGGTATATCATTTCAAGTTGGTAATAAATCAACTCCCTCAATGACATTACAACCCTTTAGTAGTGGCACAGGAAACCCAACAGCAATTTTAAATTTAACAGGTAGCCTTAAAATTCTTAATACTAATATTAATAATCCAACTATTATTGAATCTAAAGGGACATCAGGTGATTTATTTTCTGTAACTGATACTTTATCCGGAAGCCTTTTTAATGTGAATGATATATCAGGTTTACCTATTTTTGAAATATTCTCAGATAATAGAATTTTACAAGGAAATTTTGTTGCTCCATCATTAAATACAACAACTAAAAATATAGTTTCTTCTGTTGGTTCTTTTATAGTATATGAATTACCAACATCATCATATGATGGTGCATTTTTTGAATATATAGCTCGTTCTGGATCTAATGCAAGAGCAGGACAAATAATGTCTCTTTGGTCTGGTTCCCAAGCTAATTTTACAGAAACAACCACAACAGATTTTGGATCAACTTCAGCTTTAGATTTTTCAGTTGAAGTAATAGGATCTAATTTTGCTTTAACAGGTAGTGTTACTACTCCTGGTTGGACAATAAAAACAATAATAAGAAGTATATAATGAGTTTAAAATATGGACCTCGTATTGTAAGTAATGGATTAGTATCATATTATGATCCTTCAAATAGTGAATGCTATACTGCTGGATCTAATATGGTTTATGATTTAGTAGATAATTCAAGATCTGGATCTTTATATAGTGGGGTTGATTATTCAAATATATCTAAAGGTGCTTTTGAATTTGATGGGAGTGCTAATGCTTTAATTGAAGTACCACCCTTAGAAAATATAGAAGATTTTACTATTTCTATATGGTTTAGAATAATAGGGTCAGGAGATGTAGGGTCTTCTCTTTATAGTACTTTAATAGGAAATTTATTTGGTGGAGATAATAGGTTATTGGTACATAATACTCTCCCTAATAGACCTATAACAGTTGATTTTGCTACCCCTGATGGTATTACATTAGTAAATTCTACTTCTTCTTTTGATGAGTGGAACAATGCTGTTTTTACTTACAATAACACAACAGGAACAGGATCAGCTTATGTAAATAATATTTTATCCCCAACTTCTATAGAAGATTCAAATATTTCTTTTGATAATAATATGCATTGGTTAGGAGGTTCAAGTAATCCTATTTCTAACTATTCTATGAAAGGATATATTTCAAATTGTTTAATATATAATAGAGAACTTTCTCTCAATGAAGTTGATAAAAACTATAATGCTTTAAAAACAAAATTTAGTTTATAATATGGGAAATAAATTTACAATAAAAAATGGATTTAACTCAGAAGGAGACTCTACTATTTCTGGGTCTCTTAATATATTAGGGTCATTAGTATCTACATTCACCACAGCAAGTATAGTTTATAGCGGAAGCAATATAACACAAATAACACAAAGCTTTAATGAAACTCAACAAATAACAAATATAATTTATTCTGGATCATTTGAAGATGGAAATCCTTTATCAATATCCGTAACGGGATCAGATGGGGTTAATAAATTATATACACTAACATATAGCGCAAGTTTAGTAACACAAATAATACAAAGTTAATATTTATAATAAAGAATTATGGCAATATATACATTACCTAACGGATCAACTTATAATACAGGACTTACATTTTTTAATCAACCCGATACGGGATCTTATAAATTTATGGGTGAAGTTGTAGAAGCAAATACACCAACCCAAACATTTTTATCTGGGTCTAATCCTAACATACCAAGAATAAAAACACAAATATGGATTGAAACAGAATATGACGATTATAATTATATACGTAAATCTGAATATGGGTATACTGACAACTCATATGTTAGGCAAACTGTATTAGAAACATTTGAAATACAAAGTAAATAATCATGGCAAATTGGAAATACTCAGGTAATTATTATGTAGATAGTATTGGTGGAAATGATACCAACCCAGGAACATCTACATCCCCATTTAAAACAATAATGGCTGCAGTAGCAGCTGCAGAAACAGGAGGCTCTGGATACCAAACAATAGTAGTAGGCCCAGGAATCTATAAAGAACGAATCGTTTCATCTTCTAGTAGTGATTACTTGACATTACAAGCAGATGGTCAAGTAATACTTGATGGTGGTGATT